TCACGCAGCTTTGCACGTTTCAAGCAAACGTCTTTCGGGGTATCGATGAAAATAATTTTATTCGCGTTCATCGTGTCCGCCAGTCGTTCACGTTCACCTTGCAACGGATACCCGCCTATAATATAAGCGTTCTGCCACTTGCCACGCCGCACACGAATCATATCCAGCAGCGTATCCCGTAAGCCGAACACGTTACTTTTTATCTCTGCCGGCTTATCGTAGTTCCCACATCTGCCGGCACGAATCGCATTCCATAGCCGATCCACATCAAGCACTATGTCACTGCTTTCTGCCACACTATCCACCCATGTGGTCTTACCGGCACACGGTGAACCATACACGATATACACGCTCTGCATCAAACGCCGCTGATAGCCGAACCGCTGATGTATCTCATTGTGGCATTTAAAATGCACAAGAATCACGTTGTCAGGGTTCAAGCTTATCTGCACATCGTCCACATTTTCCGGTGTCAACTCCTGCACATGGTGTGCGATACAATCGTAGGCTTTGAATATCGGCTTACCGCAGTGTTCGCATAAAAGCAAACCGTCCGCCGTGCTACGCTCCAGCCGTAAACGCTTTACAAAATCTTCCCACCGTCGGGATTTATAAAACGCCTGTAACTTCGTTATCATATCGCAACATTGCCGTCAGTGCAGACAACGTGGTTTCCGTCAAAATATGTTCCCGCAGACCAGCCCTCAGTTAGTGTGATTTTTGACCACTCTGCTTTTGTACCGGCGTAGTACAGAGTTGGTGCATTTTGTGTGATGCCAGCATGATATTTTGAACCAGTGCCATAAAAAGCATTTGCCCCAATCATGGTTACATTCTTACCAATCTGAATTGACGTTGCATAATCGCCCTTGAACGCTTCACCGGCAATCGTCTTACAATCCACGTCAAGTGTTATCGGCTCTGAGTTTGCAAAAGCTACAGCCCCAGAATTCACAAGGATAACGCCAGATGCAACACTGACATCGTTCACATTTTTCAGATTGTACAGCGGGGAAAAGTTGGTTTTGTTGTCGTATGATTTTGTGCTTCCTGTTCCGGTAATTTCCAGATTGCCGCTTTTGTAAAGCTTCCATGCAACTGTCCCATCATCGTTGAGATAGCCGCTTTCAATCGGAATCGTGTTTTCCAGCTTCGAAACACGCTCTGACAGATCCGCAACCTGTTTTTTCAAATCATTAAGACTTGAAATGTCCTCAAAACACTTGTTTCCTTTTACTCCAAATAACGCCATTTTCCACACCTCTTTACCAGTTATCCTTTTCGGCAATTTCTTTCCGCAGTGCCAGTTCTTTTTCTTTGATCCGTAGCATTTGCGGATCGTTCGCCCAGTTTTCCGAATCGTAATTTTTCAAGCAGAGATTCAACGCGGCTACATCTGGAACAGATTGCTTTGTAGCTTCTTCTGTGTACTCGCAGACTTTGCCGTTTTCATCTACTTTCCGATAATGCTTTTTTTCCACGTATTCAAATCCCAGTGCCTTTTTCACAAGTGCACCGCGTAACTGCAAAACCAGCGTTTCCCGACCATTTTTTAAAAACTCCGCGAATTCCTTTTTTTCCGCTTTATATTTGTTAAAAGTAGAGTATGAAACGCCCAAATTATGAGCAATCTGCTTTTCTGTCGCTCCACTCTTTAACCAGTCGGAAATGTCGGAAAATCGGGGTTTTATCGTAGTTTCATAGGCACTTTTTCGCCCACGTTTTCCCATGCTCTCACGCCCTTAAAAAATTTACGGAATTAGCTGGTTTACACGCTTCTGAACTGCGGCAAAATCATAGCCCGCAGCCGTCAACTTCTTTTTCCGTTCGTTGCCATTGCCCCACTTGCCCGCAATCACTTCACGGGCAATTGTATCAATGGATTTTTTCGCGGTTGCTGCCTTATATCCATTCAATCCCTTTTTCTTGATGATTGAGGGATAATCGATATAGCTATAATCGTGATCCACGTTTCCAGAGATACCGTTTACACGCCATGTGGAACTGTTTTGCCACATGCCGTAGTTGCCGCTGTAGTTGCACTTACCGTTATACTCTGCAACCCAAACCGCATATCGTTTCGCAACGTCGCTTGAAATCACGGTTTGCAGATAGTATCTTGACATATACAGCCCTGCAAAATATCCTGCCTTTTCGAGTTCGCCGCAGAACGCCTTGACCAGTGCAGAGCAAAACGCAGAGCCGCGGGACAGCTGGGTATTTTCTTCCAGATCAAAATAAATAGGGTATTCGAATTTCTTTCCCTTGATTGCCTGCAAACATACTTTCGCTTCAATTTTTGCTTCTTCCACACTCTGTGCGTAGCTGTACCAGTAAGCACCGACATTCAGACCAGCGGCTTTCGCATTTTTATAGTTGGTTTCGAACTGCGGATCTTTCTGGGAAATTTCCCGACCATATCCAGCACGGATAATCACAAAATCAATTCCAGATGCCTTGACTTTGTGAAAATCCGTGATCGTGTTATGTCTTGATACATCAATACCTTGCACACTCATTTCGTTTCACTCCTGTTCTTTTCGGTTTGCGTTCCAAAGTAGAACGCAATGACGGTTGTAAAAATCGTTAAAAATTTGTCACCATCAATGCTGCCAAACCACGACAAGGCACAAAATACAACGGTCAGCAAAATTGTAACAATGCTTTTTACTGTAAGCAGCCCCAGCAATTTATTTTTCATGTCTGATCTCTTCCTCAATGTCTGACAGCCTGTGTTCGCAAACTTTCAGCCGGTTTTCGTCTACTTCCTGTTTCTTCTCAGCTTCGTACATTCTTAACTTCGTGTTATTGTATTCATTGACACGTTTTTCCAGTTGTTCGATTCTATACGCTGTCAACTTGCTCCCACTCCACACCGTGAGTATAGTCCCCAGCAGAGTGGCAGCGGATACAATGATAGAAGTTACTATTTCCGCATTCATTCGTTCATCACCTGTCAACCATTATACGCCAATCTGTACAAACAAAACAGAAATTAAATTGTGCCGCATTTGTGCCTTAGCTATGCACAAATTGTGAAATAAACACAAAAACGCCGTAGACGGCATTTTCGCACATCTACGGCGTTCATTTCTTTTTTATAGTCCGAACAACTCTTTTATGAAGTCCTCTGAAAAAATAATCGGGCGTAGTTTATCGATCAGCTTTGTTCGGCGTTTGCTGATAACAGATACATCTACATCGAAATATTCCGCAATCCTTTCGTGTGTCCAGCGTTCGAAATACTTTAATTCGATCAGTTCGTAATATGGATCATGCTCTACTTCTTTCAGTGCCCGTTCGATCAGTTCACAAAATTTCCGTGTTTCGTCACTGTCGCTTTTCTTCCATGCTGGATATTCGTACAAGACTTTTTCGGTCTTTTTGAAACTGTTCAACGCGTTACTTTTAACCATATCTTTTCGCTTCATTTCTGACACGACACTTCGAGCGGTTTTTCGTGCCGTGCTTTCGATCACGTCATTGATAGTCATGCATCTTTCCTTTCTACAAATACGCGGTACTTTTTCCCGCCAATCTTTTTATCTGCGATTTCAAGGGAGAACTGTTGTTTGATCCTTTTGGAAAACTCGATGTTTGACATCGGGTTGAAATTATTTTCTGCACAAAACAGCCCATAGCGGGAATAAATGTCGCGGGTTGATCTATGTACAATATCATCACGTTCCAACTCTTTGAAAAATAATAAGATCGGGTTGTTATCTTCTTCGTATTCCGTAAGTGCCTTCTGGACGCTGGCGGATTCTGTAAAGCTGTAATTTTTCAGAACACGTTTTAACCCTTGTATTCCAAGTTGCACCAAGTATTCCATTGCTGATTCTGTCCGCAGCTTGTACTTGATATATGGATCATAATCCGGATCGTTTTTTGTGAAACGGGCATTGAATGGGATAATCACCAAGCGGGAGATAACTGCACCGGACTTGTCTTTAATTCTGGGAATATTGTTTGCAGAAAACAGGAACTTCGAATAGTTTTTTAGATCGAACGGATTTTCGCCTTTTCTTTCTACGTTGACCGGATCACCGGAAACCACCTTTTTGAAAATAGCGGGATTTGAAATAAAATCGTCGCCTATATCGTCGCCAATATTCGCAAGTTTTCCGAAAAGTTCCGCAGCTTTGAACCGCTGCCCCAACTCTCCTAAGTCCAGATTGGTGACGTTGTGGCTTCCCAAAAGATCACTAATCAACGAAAGATATGTACTTTTACCATTTTGTTTTTCACCAGTCAATATAAACGCTTTTCGCAACTCGTTCCGACGGTAAAAGCAGTATCCAACGGCTTCACATAAAAGCTGTCGAATTTGTGAATCGTGACACGCCAGCCGATCAAGCATTTTGTCAACGTCAGGATTATATGCAACTGGATTGAAATTCCAGTCAATTTTATTTAAGATAATCAAGCTAGGATCAAACGGCTGTAATTTTCCCGTATTGATATTGTACACGCCGTTTCGAAATGCAATGTATTCTGCATCACACATTTCTTCCTCTTTGTCGCAGAGTAGTTCCAAATATGCCAGAACCTCAGAGCGTTTCGACTTGTTCAACGCTGGAATGTGTTTAATCATTTTCGCTTCAATCGTCGAGTACCCGCCCCGATATACTCCATCATCGTACATGTGTAGCTGGTTATCAATGCGAATGATATGGTATTCCGACTTCATAAATTGAGCGAACTTTTCGAAAAGAAACTTGTTTCCGTTGTAGAAGGTTTCTTTCAGAAAAGCTTCGTCACGTGATAGCGTCATGAGTTCATATTCACTTAACGGCTCTTTCAAAATGTAGTTGTTTATGATATGGAGCGTTTCACGTACTTCTTCTTTCGAAAATCCCGCAGATTGTAGCGTCAAAATGTAGTTGAATAAAGATTGATTCCGCCCATCACCCTGCACCATATCTTCAAACTTAATTTTGGATTTCACGGGAAACAGCCACGCGGGAATTTCTTGATATTGTTCATTTTCCAGAATATCATAAATTATTTCACGTTCGCGACCGTCCTTTTTCAAAATGGCGTAGCTGTTAGCCTTACCAGTTTTCACATCAGCAGTTAAACCACATGCCAAATGTGCACCCGTCGCACACTTTTGAATTTTCGAGTTTCGGAAAAAGAAATGCTTACCGCGTTCCGTTTTGGAAACACGGCAGAGGATTTCTTCTTTTTCAATGATGTTCATCAAAATTTCCGATTGTTCGAAATCGTCCACGTCAATCATGATCGCATCATCACTCAGAACACCGCCGTAGCTGTCGCAGTCCTGCACTTCGTCCAGAGTTCGCAGTGGAACATTTTTAAATTTTTCCGTTGCAGATTTTCCATTTGTTTTTATATACCCACGAAAAAACATACATCAATCACTCCAAACCAATCGCAATTTTTAGGCAGCTGTCAATATGTCGCATGATCTCTGGCGGGAAATGTTCAGCTGCTCCCCAATCCGGTTTCACTTCCACGCACATGATTTCTTCACACTGCACCGCAGACGGGTAAATTTTACCGTAGCACACAACGCAATGTGTCGGTAACTGCTTATTTATTTTAGATGTCAGCGGTACTACAATAGTCCGCCCTGAGTAGTAGTTGCCGGTGTCATTTTGTACGACAAGATAAGGTCTGCACTTATTTCCCATATCGGCAAAAAATACATCACCGCGTTTCAATTGTGACATCTTCACACCTCCGTTATTCGTCAAAGGACATCTTCAATTCTTCTTCTAGCCGCTTATTATCTGCGTAGAGAAGCGGAATTGCAATCAGAGCAAAAACAAGCAACATGATTTTAAGCATTCAAAAACACCCCCATATATGGTAGGCTCTCGACCCATCCACAAAAATCGCGCCATTCGTCCAACTTGTGATTTTTGCGGGCGTGGTACATGTTCATAAGCACTTCATAATTTAGAAGCACTGTCCGCCGCTGATTATATGACGAGGGCAACAGCTGAATCATCTGCCACCAATATTTTTTGTCTTTGGTTTGCAAATAGCAATCTCGCAGAAGATTTAAGTTACAGATAGTACCATACAGCCAGTCCATGGTGTCGAACTCATATTGACCGCAGCAACAAAAAGAATGTAAATGTTCATGAGAAAAATCATCAAGCGTAAATTCTTTTTTTGGAAGCGTGTGCATCGTAGAACAGCTATTCGCAACCGTTCCGACCTTGTACGTCGAATATTCTTTCCACCAGTAAAGTGGGGCGGTGATGTCACAAGTAACTGTAATAAACCGCATAAATTTCCGGTGATCCGTTCCGGCTTTCACAAGCTGTTTCATTAATGTCAGATCGCTTTCACCAACAACGAAATGTTTCGTAACTTCATCACAGACGTGATTGTAAACGCAATTCTTTGAACATTCTTCATCATACCAACCAGTACAAAAATAACTGTCTGACTTGTCCCAGCTATTCAGCGGGTTTCTCATTCCGCGAATAGCGGATTCCCAGTTATTAACAGATACGTTTTCAATTTTTATCACAGAATCACACCTCCCAGCAGAAAACCGGCGACGAAACACCAGAAACCGATAAACATATAGCCGATAACGTTCATTAAATATCACCTTTCTTTCTATGCTTTGAACGTTCTTCATCAAAACCGTCTGGATACCGATTACGCAATTTCTTAACATTCATTTGCAAAATTACGTTCAGATCGTATCCAATTGCTTCGGCTGTTACTGCCAGATACCAAGCCACATCTCCCAGTTCTTTGGCAAGGTGCTCTTTATCGAGTTCGTGCCCCTGAAACAAATGTTTCTTGACCAGATCGACACATTCACCAGCTTCGCCACACAAGCCCATAACGCCATTTTGCAGCAAATCACCGTGCATTCCGTTTGCAGTTCGCATTGCTTCCTTTTGGTATGCGTTTCCAGTAATAACGCGTAACATTCCTTTCCCAAGTTCGCAGTTTTTACAACTGCAATTTTCCACGCACAAACCAAAAACACAATGTTTACACGAAAGCGGTTCAAATTTCATCTTACTTCACCCCACTTTTCACAATCGGCATGATCACAGCACACACCTTTCCGCCTTCTGTAGCAACGACAGCCGCCTTTTCATACGGCTGATAAAATTTAACATCTGTATTCATATCGAAATACTTCAAAAATTTTTCGTCGATCAGTGTTTTCCACTTTCCCGAAATAGATTCCAGCACATGACACAATTTTTTCTCATGCTGTTCGCAAGTATCTGTGTACCGCATTTCGTGAGATTGCCAATCACGTGGAATCCTACCCGTAAACGTTCCTTTCGGTTCAGCATTGAAAATGAACTTTTCGCGGGGAACGAACATTGCAAAATAACCGTCGTTGGAAATTACAATAGAATCTTCGTATTCCCAGAACATGACTTTCTTTTCTTTCAGTAAGGCTTTCGCCGTTTCCACCATGTACTTTTCAATTTTCATCTTTCTTTTCCTCCAATTCGACAAATTTATTCAGATACCAAGCAGCCTTTTTCACGTCCTCAACGCCGTTCTTTTTCCCGTGCCGCCACAAGTACTTAAACGCATTGCAGATGCAGAAGTTCTTCACTGCTTCAACGCCCTGTGTTTCTACCATCGCATTAATGCATTCAATTGATCCACCGGTATAGTGTGCGGGGTGCTGCACGTTGTCTTCAGTCGTACACTCGTTCCTAACAGCTTCATAAAGTTCTACCGAATCCGCATCATTTGGTCTAAAAATCATTTTATTCACCACCTTTCAATTTGTTCAATTTTTTCTGTGCGTATTCCAGAGTATCACAGAGCATTCCCAGCTGTTCGCTTATGTCGTCAAGCTGTTTCTGTGCTTCATTCAGATCTGATTCAACATCATAACCAAGCAGGCTATTTGGTGTAGCATTCAATTCTGTACACATTTTCAGCATCGTTGACAGCTTCGGTAAGCAATGCCCCGATTCATACAGATAGAGCATGTTTTTTGTTATCCCAACGCGTTCCGCAAGTACTTCTGCGGACAATCCGCTTGCATATCGCAGCATTCGCAGATTCTTTCCAAATTCCATTTACTTCACCTCCACGCCATAATCTTCCAGACGCTTTTTTGCAAGGTCCATGTACCACTGACGATCCAGCTTGTCCGGCACAGTCACACCCAAGACGGATTTATTAAAAATGAAACAATGATCTGGGGTATTGGCAAATTTTTCAATTGTCGCTCCCTCACGTTTTTGTTTCCCAATAAATCCATCTTGCTTCGATTTTGATGCAAAAATTCGAAATGTTTTATCTTGTAACCGTCCGCCATTATGCCATGCACACAAATACTTACTGCTGACTTTTACGACCTTTTGGAAAAGGTTCAGATCATTACAGCCGTTAATAGTTTCCTCTACTGGAACCCCATTCATCATGTATTCAACAAGTGCTGTATTAACAATTGTTAAATCATTTTTTAACGGACTGTATTCTTGCACATAGGAACCTTTTCTTTCGATCTTCCCATTGTCAAACCGGAAAACGTAGTTGTTAACATCTTTCTGAAAAATTTCCGTGATAACGTCGAAACCTAGACCCATTCCGGTACGCTGTTCCCACTCGTAGCAAATGTCGTCAGTCTGATAAAATGCTTCGTCTGTGTCTGGAATTTTAACGATTAAACCGTCTGTGTTGGACTGTATCAATTCAAATCCTTTTACCGCTTCCAACTTTTCGATCAAATCAACCAAAAGCAGCTGTCCATTGATACAAATGTTATTCGCCTGTTTCGGATCGTAAGCGGGGGAATTCAGGTCTTTACTGATTCCATATGTACCGTTCAGAACGATTTTATAGGGTGCCTGTTCTTCTTTTTTACCGGCTTTTTTCAGTGCTACCCGCGTGTCATAAATTTCTTTGAATTTTTCCGGTGTTTGGCTGTTACGTGTCAAAAATCCGTACCTTATCATAAGTGACGGATAATAACTTGTAACGTCCACATGTAAGTATAAACCTTTTCCATGATACTTTAAACATGCACCGTGTGCACCACCCCATGCAAAAACGTGAGGTACACCAGCAATTTCGATTTCCAAGCGGGAGCCGTATTCTTTTCGTTTCAGCTGCTCTTCAAACCACGTTTTCACACACGCGTATTTTTCAAGTCGCAGCGTCGGAACAAAATCAATTTCAAATTCGTCATAATGTTCAATTCTTCGACAATTCAAAATTTTGGCAGAAAGTTGAACTTGTGTTTTGTTGATATACGACAGCGGCAAGCCGAACGTCGTTATCAACGCCATATGTGCATTAAAATCACTCTTACGATGCATAAAAACTTCAATCAGCTGTTCAACATCATGAGTGCAATACTTCACTGTTTCGGCAATTTCCGCATCTGTCAATTTTCGATCAATATCGAACGGAACAGACGTTTCCCGAATATCGTTACCCATATATGCTTCCAGCGTTTTCAAACCGCCGTCATTGATTTTTGCAACATCGTAGTTATAGAGTGGAATTTTCTGGAACACGTCGGAAAACATCCAGCCCGCACAATTATCAACAATGATATAATCGTTAATATTTTTTGGATCAAATCCACACAACAAACCTTTAAGAATGTATTGATCGTAATGCCGCGAATTGTATCCGGAAAAAATCTCGTCCTTGTGGGCACTGTAGAACGCTTCCAGTTCCATTTCATCATTTATAATGACCGTTTTTTCTCCAATGTATGGATTGATAAAAACAACTATCCAGTCATACTTAAAAACTTCAAAGTCAAAAAAGTTTAGCATAATATTTCCTTTTCCGAAAAGGGAAACCACGCCCTTTTCTTTACTGCACCCGTTTCCCGCATATCTCTTGCAGCGTTCCCATTTACAATTAGTCCAAAATGTCTGCGATGTCCGCATTCTGGTACTTTCCCTCTGTATCCAACACAATCAAGTACCGCAACTTATCTTCCTGCACTGCTTCAGCGATGTCAAGAATCAGATCGTTATACTGTTCCCAGTCCTCAAAGACCACGGGAATTCCGCTGTCAAGGCTTTCCAGAAATTCATTTGCCTTTACCAACATGAAGCCGTCATTCTTTGTTCCGGTCAACACCTGATTCTTGAAAATGCACTGCTTCTTGTGCTCTCCCTCTGTGATCCGGAACTGTGCTTTAAGCATCAGAGCACCCTTGCTAGATTCTCCCAGTTCCATTTTCTCCAGCCGTGCGGTATACTCACCATCGGACAGCTGGTTGTTCTGGTTTTCCTTAGCTTCTATCATTGCAGATTTCATCTTATCCGCCGGAAACTGTTCATTAAACTTCTTGAAATCAATAGGCATTATGCATTCTCCTTTTTGTTCATCTTTCTGAAATAGTTCTCACTGAAAACGATCCCAGCAATTTCCGCATCATCACCAAAACCGTAGCAGACTGCCAACGCCGCAGCACTCTTGCTGTCGTCGTAGGTATCCGGACAAATAAAAACCTTGTCCGACTTTTCAATAATTGCAAATGTCTTGTTATCAATCGCAACCTGACCGCCGCAAGAATCCGTGAAAATCCGTAGGATCTGTGTGGGGCTTGCGTCGGGTGTCGGCAGTTCTGCACCGGTCAACTCTGCCTTGTATGTGCAATCGTCCTCCACATCGTTCAGAATTTCTTCATACCATTCTGGCATTTTGCGGGCAAATGATGCAACAACGTTTGCACCCTCCGGAATTCTCACCATGACCATTCCACACTGCAAAAACTTTCCGAACTTCTCAGATGTGAGAACAGTCCCGCGGATTCCCGCAAGCTTCACAAACTTTTCAAACTTCATCTTTCATTCCTCCTGTTATTCTCGTGTCCGTCTGCGTCGGGGTTTCGGTTCTTCCTCTGTAGCGGCTTCTGCACCCCGTCTGCGGCGACGCTCTCGCGGGGGTGTAGTTTCCTCGGTTTCTTCGTTCTCGCTCTCTGCGGGGCTGCTGGGGGCTTCTGCGGGCGGTTCTTCGGTTCTTCTCCGACGTGTACGCTTTTCCGGCTTCGGAGCGTCTGTAGACACACCGCCGCTTTCAACTACCGCATCATGTTCCGCCATGATTTCAGCAGAATTTTCAATCGGCGTTCCTAACTTCCAGTATTTCCGGATCGTGGTGTCAACCGCTTTCAGATCGTTGTCAATCTCATATGCGGAAAACATTCCCAGCGGGCTTTTCACGGTATCGTGACCATTATTTTGTGTCGTAAATGTGTACACGCCGTCTTTTACTGCCGTTTTGAGCACAATGCTCGTCATGCCCTCCAGAGTGATCTTTTCGTCCAACAGTTTCCCGATCGTTTTCGCTTTCTCGTTGCCGTTGTCGTCAATGTCTGTGTGCATCAAAAAATATACGATCGTGTCAAACGGCAGATCCATGGACACACTATTTACAAGCGTCCAGAAATTATAACCAATTTCTATGAACTTATCATAGCCCTTTTCAAAAGAACGCCGCATGAACTCATTCGCCATGAGATATTGTGCATCATCAATGACGATTGTTTTCTTTTTGCTAGCGTTAATCGCTTTCGCGATTCCGGCGTAGTCGTCGCCTTCGTAGGTTTCTGCAAAACGTCCCTTAAAAGGAAGGGGCTTTCGCATAACATTGACATGCAAAATTTCGTCACTTTTGAAATTTCGCAGACTTGTGCTTTTTCCGGTGCCACTATACCCTAGAATAAATACAGGAATTCCCATTGTTTTTACCTCGCTTTCACTTGATTCTTAAACTTTCGCCACGTTCGCCATAATGGGCGAATCTGGTATCCCCACTGTCCAGCAGAGAGCGAATTGCTTCCAGATCTGCGGTTTCCGTGATTTTTACAAGATCGTCAGGAAGTTCCGACGTATCTTTCACATCAAGGACGACCGGCAACTTACCGCCGTTCTTTTGAATGGAAAATGAAAACAAATCGGTCTTGAATTTCACTTTTCCAGTTGTTTTCATCATATCAAACAGCCGTTCCTTGATTTTCTGAATGTTTACTTCCAGCTGTTTCCGGCGTTCCGCCAATCGCTTTTCCTCTGTCTTTGACGCGGTAACACTTGCTTCCAACTCTTTCAAAATTTTCGCAGTGTTTTCCGCCTTGACTTCGATTTCCCCGCCGATGCCCTCCAGAGTATCGGCGACGACCTCCGGCGGAATATCCGGATCGTTTGCCAGATCCAGAACTTCCAGATAGTCAGCAGTTAACTCATACATCGTTGACATTCTCTTTCACCTCCAAATTTCCAGAATTTCATCACGGTTGTATGAATCGATTCGCAATCCGTCAACAAAAGACCTGAATTCTTCGAATTTTGACGGGTAGAGCACGAAAGCAAATCCACCAGCTGCGTTGATTTTCCGAATGTTGTAAAGCTGTATTTCAGACGGTTTCCCGTTCTGAGCCTTGACCTCGATCCCTACAAAATAGCCGTTAACACATGCTAAAATATCGGGCACGCCGCTTTTTGTGTACTGAGCACCAGCCCAATATTTCACAAACCATGCTCCACGACTTTGTAGAAAAGTTTTGATTTTGTTTTCAAAAAGTTTTTCTGCTGCCATGTCAGCACCCCAGCCGCCGAAGAATCACATCAAGCTTTTCTTCTATGCGTTTCAGATACACTTCATCATGAGAGAGTTCAGACGGCTTTTTCTTGATGAATTCCGTTTCCGAAACGTTCAGACAGTGGCACATGGAAGTGTATGCCATTTGCGACATCATATTTCCACCGCTGAGAATCCGGCTTATGTATGAGGGGCTTGCCCCCATATTGACGGACAGCACAGAGGGCTGTATATCATGCTCCCGCAGATAATCCCCCAGCCTGTCCACATCAAGCCCACTTACTTTTTTTGCACTTCCCACTACTTTTCACCCTTTCAAAAATAGTTTTTCTGTGAAATCGTGCCGTGTTTCGAGAACGGCATAAATTTTCTTTTCCACACTGCCCTTACAGATCAGCCGATAGTAAAAGCACGGTCTTTCCTGTCCGATGCGGTGAGTTCGCTTCTTACTCTGTTCGTACAGTTCAGAGGACAGCGGGGGAGTAAAATATACAATTTTGTTACTTTTTTGTAAATTTAACCCCATTGCTCCAGCTTGATACTGTATCAAAGTAACGCTGTTCGCCTTGTTTTCATAGACTGTCAGGTCTTTTTTCTGTCCGTTTACCTCTGAAACAGGGCGATTCCACTCTTTACAAGCATATTTCAGCAGATCCAATTCGTCGTTGAAATTGTAGAAAACAATCAACCGATCTTCGGTACTGCTTAGCAAATCCGTGAACGCCGCCATTTTTTCCGCAGAGTATGCCCCGCACAGCTGCCGTTGGTATAGCATTTGCGTCAAGGTGGTATCTCCGACCAGTTCTTTTCCGTCAATTTCCACAATTTTATTTTTCACAAACTGTTTATATTTCGACGAAACCGGAACCGAAATGTCTTGAAATGTCTGCGTGGGGAGATCGAAAACGTCCTCAGTTTTCAGAAAATGACAGCCAAATTGACGCATGCGACGCTTCAAACATCCGATATTTTTATACCCAACCACAACGGGGATCTTAAAACCGCCTACATCAATATTTTTCGTCAAGATGAATTCGGTATAATATTGCCTTTTTGTGATGTTCCACCCCAGCAATTTTAACTGTGAATACAAATTTTCGTACTTACCGCCGGTAGGTGTACCAGATAACAAAATCACATTGTCAGTTTTCATCTTCAAAATCGCTTTCGTTCTCTTTGCTCTGTCGTTCTGAATCATGGAACTTTCATCTAACATTATGGTATCAAATTCCAGTTTCAGCAGTTCCGGACGACGAAAAACAAGATCGTAATTGACAACACCAACAACGAAATCATTTGACGCTTCCCGCAGAAAATCCGCAAATCCGCTTTTGGTGGTCAAGTCAAATGTGCTTGTAGCAAGTTCACGCTCTTTGCAAAAATGCTCCACCCAGTCAGATACTTTGGACTTCTGACAAATCACAAGGTTCACACGCCCACCGAGCCGCAGCATTTTTTCAGAACCTGTAAAGGTCTTACCTAAGCCCATATCGTGATAAAACGCTACATGCGTAAAATCTACGGTTTCCTGCAACGCGTCCTCTTGATGTTTGTACAGCGTTACCACTCGTAAATCTCCACGTCGTCGGGCTTTTCGTCAATGTCCATTGCAAGCTTGCCCTCGTGCATGCGGATCCATATACTTTCTTTCGGCACCATTTTGAGGATCTCAAAGATAACCACGCCGACGGGGGAAAGCCCATCATAATCGCGGAACGGATTTCGTTCCGTTGCCTTGTCGCCACACTGCCATGTGTACCCGCGTTCTTCACATTCTTTCAAAAAATCGTTAATGGTTTCGCGGTTCACCTGAACCGCCATTTTTCCGAGTTCGAACCGTGTCCACATTGACAAGCTGACGACACTTTTCGAATCGTCAGTGGCAGAACTCGAATTGCCCTTTATCATAAGACGATCAAACGCAATCCGTGCGCCTGTTGCAAAGTCAAAAGTATCCTCCGGAGAGCATTTCGCAACGCCAGCGGCGACTTTCTTTCCACCCTCGTACAGTGATGCGATAACGCGGTTTTTATTCTGCGTCACCACGATTTTCTGTTCTTTCGGCAGAATCTCCGGCTTTTTATACTGTACCACCGGAACAAGACTTTTTGCAAACATTGATCCTTTGTCAAAAAACTCAGCGTTCTTCCACGGTGTTTTTCCGGAAACGGTCTTATACCCATACCGAGTTGTTCCTAGCGTATTCCTAGCGGATTCAATCTTAATCACATTGCCGCTTTCCAGACCGTTACCACCGACGCGGTACATTTTTCCAATCTCGAATTTCATCGTTTCTTTCGCTCCTTTCACTTTTCATTCACAATCGGGAAAAGAAAACCAAACGGAATGCTGCAATTGAATTCCGTGTCCCCGTTCTCGTTCTTGTGGACGTTCTCCAGCTTTGCCAACGGCATGAACACAGTCACATCAAGGACTGTGTCCCCGTTCTCGTTCACATGCTTCTGTTTCAATATCATGTTTTTTCTCCTGTTCTCGTTCGAGCAATTCCGGATATTTTGCGTAAAATTCTTTAATAAGTTCTATCAATTTCTTTGCACACAAATCCTCTGGAACTGCTTTTTCGATCATTCAGCTTCCTTTTCGTCTGTGCGTTCCGCTTCTCGCTCTACTTCTCGCCGTGTGTCCTGAATGCCCTCCACATAACCGAGCGTTTTTGCAACGATCAGTTCGGACGCTCCATTCAGTTCCAGAGCAATTCCCAGTAGATCACGGAGATTCTGTTCACTCACGGTTGCCATTTATTCCCACCTCTTTTCTTTCAATGTGTCCGCCAGTCGCGGACATGTGGAAACGGTCAGTTTAGAGCCGTACCGCCGGACGGCTTGAAAATCAATATTCGTTCTGATGCGTTTTGATAAGTTTTGCATAATACTTTTCGCATTCATCGCCAAACCTTTTATCTGTCCCGATAAACCGCACATTATACCCATTCCGCCGCAGATCACGGGCAAAATCCTTTTTATTGCTGTACTCACTCGTAATTATTTTCAATTGGTCACCGTCTTTGACGCTCGCGATGTATTTTTTCATTTCTTTATTCCTCCGTGATATTTCTTGTTCATTCACACCCTTGTGCGAATCACTGTATATATTATACACCACATCACGCGAACTGTCAAGCTATTTTAGCATAAAAATTTACACAAATGTGATAGTTGAAAATTGTGCGAACTGCACAATTCGAATAACCTTTCAAAATTTCCTCTTGACAAGTTACCACAATTGTGCTATAATATAAAAAAGAAGGGAGGTGATACAATGGAAACAAAAGATTTACTGGAAAAAATACGAACCCAGCGAAAATTGACAAAACGAGATGTTTGCAACGGTACCGGAATCCCTTATACAACCTATACAAAATATGAGTATGGGGAACGGAAACTGGGTTTAAATGCTTTGCAAAAACTCGCAGACTTCTACGGAGTTACTACCGATTGTTTGCTAGGGCGTGAGCCTGCTCCAGAACGTGACGATCTGAGCACAGTAGTAAAAAATTCCGGTGTCGAAGAACTGGAAGATATACTGATCCGGCGGTATCTGGAGTTACCGAACACACAGCGTCAGGCAGTGCTTGACTTCTTACGTCGGGCAATCCAAGAAGAAGCAGACCGTCAGGGAATCACGTTGACCAAGTGGGAAACCGTAAAGGAATCCGCGAAAAACGGCAGCGGAACCCAAGTAAAAAGCTACCCAGTAGCAGAGGGCGAAAAGGCAGATAATGCCCCGCTTGTAGACGACAATCCATAATAAAAACTCACCTCTATGGTATAATACCCGTAGAGGTGAGTTATATGTATTGTGAAATTTACAAGCTAGCCCGCAACGCCAGCTGGAAGTGTTTGCTTGATTGTAAGGTTGTACAGCTGCCCGTGAAGCCCGTCCAGATTGCGTCTAAGTATGGTATAGAGTGCCGTTTAACAGATGCATTTCTGACGGGTGGAGAAGCCGGAAAATTGATCCGTAGGCAGTCGGGAAAAGTTCAGATCGTCGTGAATCCAAAGGACACCGACACCCAGAAACGCTTCACGATCTTACACGAGTTAGGGCATTATTTACTAGGCGACTGTGAGCCAGCGGCAGACCGATTCGCTGCCGGTGTGCTCATGCCGGCATGCGTTTTAATAGGTGCAAATGCCCTCGATCCGGTCACAATCTCTACCCTTTGCGGGGTGTCCAAGGCTGCCGCCGAACGTCGTTCCAAGCGGCTGTTTTGGCTTCTGGAGCATGATCAATTCATCAGACACCCTCTCGAACATGAATTATTCATGCAATTTCAAAACTTTATTTACAATAGAAGGTAGGTGAAAGAAAATCCGTTTAGAGCGTCAACACATGCTATAAACGGATTTTTTATGGATAATATGGTAAATTCTGTAAAACGGTTCAAGATAACTTGAACCGACTTGAACCGCTGTTTTGCACGCAATTTCGGCGTTTTCTTGAAAAACGGTTCAAGTTCAAGATAACATTATTATTTATATATATATATATA